CTATAAACAATATTAAGAAAATGTGAAGTCATTGTCCATGCAAACCCACCATGACCATAGGATACAATAACAGCAGTTTGTGAATCAGTTAATCTTTTATCAGGTAATCCATTGTACGCCGCAGTTACTCCTAGCATTCTAAACGTATCTATTATGTAAGAATCAACTGATCCACTAATACCTATGATTGAATATTTTTCCATACTTTATTTACTATACCAATATTTAACAATATTCTCAGCAGGCTTACCTCTAATACTTTGTGAAAGATTGGGAAAACCTTCTGAGCCTGAGGTTAATGTATCTGTATGCCAATAACCTGTACTAAAATTAACACCATATGTTTTGAAATATGTTTGTTCTTTAATAGCTTGAAAAGCTCCTTCGATTGCTAACGCTTGAATACTAAAATCAGTTACATAGGTATTTTGAATACAGTTACTTACACAAAACCCATCTTCGACCCAACCCTGACTTAATGCTTTGTCTCGGCTTTGAATATTAAAATCCCATATAACAGGGATATTAGCAGGTAGCATATTTGAAGATAAACTAAAATCTAAATACTTTCCAATAATAGCATCCTTGTATCTATCTTTCAACAAACTAACTGATATATTAGCATCATCAACAAAACTCCAATTACTAGGGCTTAGTGGAATTACAATAGCATCGACCTTTTCAATAATGCGTTTGTCATAGAATCTAGGAGTACCCATGAATAACTTACCACTGAATACACTACGAATGTCATCAATAATGCTGATAAACTCTAATGTAGCCGATTCGGTATATGTAGTTACGATAGGATAGTGAAACGCACTCCATTGAATGTAAAGATTATCAACACTATTTGTATTACTGAATCTAGCCATATCCATAATGACATTATGCCAACCACGCAACACCCTAAGCATTTCAATCTCAGTAGGATTTGTTGTATTGATTTGATTACCTAAACTATCGTTGGGCCATAATTGCCACACTAGTGTTACTTTGATATTTCTACTATGAGCCTCTTGAATAAACCAGATCAATTCATTTTTAGGAATCTGCCAACTATTTTCATTACTTGTCCAAATAGCATTATTGAAATTAGTTACAGGTCCATATTGATAAATTTCTACAGTATCAACATTATTGGCTTGTAATCTATCTAATGTTTTCTTATATAACAGCCGTGAATGTTCGGCTACTGTACTACAGTTATTATTGTCAGTTGGGTAATAATCTTTTACACCAATACTACGCATTACATTATTTGCAAAACGTTGTGTCGGTGTGGGTATTGTATTAGAACCGTTGTAGTTATTTGGATAACTGGTAGAATATGTTTTGAGTATACATGAGGCTACAACAGGCTGAGTGACCGTATTAGAACTGCCGGCTCCACCACCGCCACATGCAACAAGAAATAACGCAACAAGTGAAATTAGTATACGCATAGGAAAACCCGTATTGTGTCTATAACTTACATTATGACACAATACGGGTTTATTGTCAATCAATAAAAAGTATTACTTTTTAGGAATGCTTTGATTTACGAAACCGTACATCTTTTCAGCAGTTTCAATGATTTTTTCCATACCTGGAAATTCAGGCATTGCAACTGTGTTAACAAGTTGTCCGTCTACTTTCTTGGCTGACATTTCCCAACCTGCAAACTTGACTTGGTACTCTTGCATTACAACGTCCTTAGCCATTGCTAATACATCGCTACGAATCTCGTAGCCGTTTTTATTAAATTTTACTTCTGGTAATCCTGACATTTTATTTCCTTAAAAAGTGTATGTTTGTTTATTTTAATTTGATTTTGATGTATTGTCAATGGGTTTTGGTAACTTACCAGAATTAACCCATTCCCAATCTTCATCGGTCATTGGTTGCCATTGATTCATATCCAACCCTCAAACTCAGTTTTAATATCGATAGGATGTACTTCCCATCCTTCTTTATTCCAGCGTAGTAGCATTAATAATGTATCTAAACAATTCATTTTAATTTACTTGCTTTGTATTCTCTAACAGATTGAATAGCTTCTAAAAGGTTTATAAAGAATTGTTTCATACCATACCTCCTTTAGCTTTCATGTTATACTCAACGGTTAATCGTTCAACATCACCGGAGTGTTGCGGATTGTTGTCTATAATATACTGCTCTAAACTAGAACCGTATGTTCGTTGTGAACGTGCAACCCATACTCCGGCTACTGCTAAACATAGCATTAGTAGGATTATAAACATATTACTTAGCCTTTGCAGATTTTGCAGATTTTGCAGTATTGAAAGCAGGAACTATTGCTTTATACTGGTCAGCTAATTGTGAATAGAATTCTTTGCTTGTGAAAATCATACCTAAAGCCATAGCTGATTGCATTCCTGCATCAGCGGCCGCTTTAGTATATTTTGCTTGTGCATCAACGAAACCGTTTAATGCTGTCTTGATGCCTTCGTGTTGAACTGTTGTCTCTACGAATTTCTTTTTGAAGTCTGAAACGCCATCGATAAAGGCGTAAGTTGCTGTGTTAAACATTTTATATCTCCTATGTGTGTGTTTAAAATTGAGTTTTTATGAAGAACTCATAACTTCATATATTTATGCCGTTTTATAAATTTCTCTATATTTTGACATTGCCAATTCTCTGGCTAGAAACAATCTTAAATTGACATAATCATTTAATTCTTCAATATCTTTTGGTGCGTTTTGTACTGTTAATACAATACGCCTAGAATTAACTAATATGTCCTCATCATTAATCAGAACCTGATTTGGATCTATCCCCCAGGTTCTAATTGCAATGAGTCTGTATGGATTACTTCTTAGGAGCTTCAGCTTTTTTATCTTCGGCTTTTGCTGGTGCTGGACTAGCAGGCTTGGCGTCACTTTTAGTTGCTGGTGCCTTTTTGTCTTCCTTCTTCTTAGCTAACTTCATTTCTTCTTTTGGTGCTTCTGCTTTAGCAGGTGCAGTAGCTGCCGGAGCAGTTGTTGTTGCTGGTGTTGCAGGAGCCTTTGCAGGTTCTGCGGCGAATGCTGTCAATGACAAAGCGGCTAATGTTGCGATTGCTAATTGTTTCATTTGTATTCTCCTTGAAAAATGAAGTAGATTTAGCGTCTACTGTATATATAACGCCTCAGAAGTTAATTCCGTTGACACGTTATCCACCTCGTCCTGTTTTCCTCATAACATTATTCCCGAAACCTTTTGTGTTTGGTTTAGGACCTTGTTTTTTGGGTGCTTTACCTAATCCAGGATGTTCACCTTGATTTTTCTTTTTGGCATCATTTGCCATATTAATAAATGGATTTTTAGATTTCTTTTCTTCTGTCATTGTCGTGCCTTTATTGATTCTAAGTAACTGTATATGTCTCCATATAATGTCATCATCATTGCGATTTTACTATCATATAATCTTATGAAGGGTTCTCCTCGCTCAGATTCTTTTTTATTTACACCTAGATAGTAGGGGCATTTTAATTTAGTATTACAGTCTGTTATAAATTTATACCAAGTATAGTGCTTGACCTGTAATGGACAAATGTAATATTCTATACCTGCATCTTGAAATCTTTTGTCGCCTAATGGAGTTAATCTTAATCCATCGCCACTCATTGTAAACCACCATGAACGTATTATTTTGTCCAATGGTGTATTTTCATATGGCAGTTGTTTTATTACTGCTTCTGTTATTTTTTGTTTAATTAACCTGCTCATCAGGATAAACGCACCTGCCACTGTTCATAAACACGACTGTAAATTTGTCTGTTTTGAATTGTGCGTTTAACTTCCTACACAAATTACGTGCGTGTCCTGGATTACTAAAACTTGTTTTTTTATACTTAGGCGTTGCTTCGTTATCTAAGTAATGTTGTGATTTTAGATTGATTGGTTGACCGTCATAGAACACTGCCCATATACCACTGGCTTCTACGATTTGGTCGCACTTATATGTAACTTTGTCTACAAGTTCTAAAAGTACCTTAGGTTGTGTTCTGCTCATTTAAATTTACCACCTGACACTACTACTTCAAAAGTAGGATCAGATATTTCCTTTTCTACACCATGTAAATCTACTAATAATTTAGCCAATTCATCACGTAGTAGTCTTGATTCTTCTATAGTCAAAATCAATGTTTTTGACTGTCTACTATCAGCATTGCTAACTTTATCGATAAACTTCTTTATTTGGTTCATGTATTATTTAGTGCTTGTATTGCCTCGGATTCTGATTTATATGGTCCTGAATACTCATAACGCTGTACAAAAATATATTTAGGGCAAAAAACCACTTGAGGATCGCCTTGATTTAGTACATACCATCCAGCCGCATGATAGCATTTACTTTTGGTAGTTTTCGTAAAGATATGCAATTTTCTCTTTATATCCAATACATTGTTATAAGTTTTGCTTGGAGTAGGAAAACTACTCAATGGAGGTACAGGTTTTGATTTTTCAGTAGCTTGAAAATCAATTTTCGTTTGTCTTTTGATAGCATTAGTAGTTTTGAAATGTGACGTACTACCGTTGAGTTTAACTTCAAACCCAGTTCCGTCAGCAATTACATTACCAACTTTCTTATCACCGTCAGTAACTACCCAGTACTCTCCCTTGACGATTGGTTTAGCTATTAGGTTCATTTTGTGTTTCCTTTGTAAGTTCGCACACTAACAAGAAATGTTCGTATGCTTTTTTAACTGATGGTACAGTCATTAATTTGTCTGCCTCGACTTGCATTGCTCGTAGTCCTGCCTCTGCAATATCTCTGGCGCTGTTGATTTGTAATGTGGCTAATTCATCACCAAACTCTTTAGCAAGTTTATTCCAAGCCTTCCGTTGACCTTCTGTGATGGGTGTTTGTTTTGGACGCATCTCACTGGCTTTATGAATAGCATGACACATTGCATCCTCAGCAACACGGCCGGCAGCAATCATTGCCGCATAGTTAGGATCAATGTTGTATCGGCGGCTTTGTCCACCCGGGTAACACATTACAATGTGTGTACCCTTAGAGAAACTATCTAAGTACTCGCTGTCGTATTCAGATACAGGTACGTACTTACGTCCGATTTTTTCATAATATACTTTTTTCATTCTTTTAATTCGTCCCACATATATTCGTCATCACGCATGTATGCTACAGGCTTAATCCATCCTCTGTCAATGCAATCGGCTAAAATTAATCTATACTCACGTGGACATTGATTTGAAATTTCAATACCTGCTCTAGGTGTAATTGTAATATGACCCTTGATATAAAACATTTTATCAGAAGATTTGACAGTTTTTACTTTAGTATCATTAATGGAAACATTGAATGTCATTTTTTTAATTCTTCCCAAACAATTTTTTTAGCACGTGCATCCAATTCTTCCTGCTCAAGTTTAAGCATTTCCCATGCCATCAAGTTCAACCATTTTGATACTGCCTCTTTACCTTCATCAGTTAAATGACTGTATTCTTTGCCAACTGAACTATGGTAATAACATTTTTTGTCCTTAATAATCTCAAAGAGACCGGCATATATTTGTTTATGCAGAATGTGATCCATGTAACGCACCTTTATATTCGCTATTGAGCCACTTAGCATAAGTTTCAGCATTTTGAGATATTTTTTCAAGTTCATATTTGCCACAAAATTTCATAAAGTGAACGCCTACTTGCGGAGTCGTAGTTGTTCTAACTGATTCCTTAATACGTTGGTCTACTGCTTGTTTAATGTCATCGGGTTGTGCAGTCAAGTCAATAAGCATTCTATTTCGGTCATAGCAGTCACGCACACGATGTTCCACATTATTATGGTCAACCCACCGACTCAGCATAAACGTGTTCCACCGATATCCCTGTGCTAGTCTATCTTCGTATGCTTCTTTGATACCTACATTATTCTTAGTACCTTTCTCACGCACGCCTGGGTAAGCACTGAATACATTGTCGCCACCGTCGCCCCTGATAATTTTTTTGAACAGTAGATAGTCGGGTGTGTCTTCAAGTAATTTTTGCTCTTTTGTTTTCTTATCAATTACCGGCTTTCCATTGTCCTTGAAGTATCCGTCGATTGTGATAAGTTCATTTGTGACGCCATTGTATTGGAGCACGTTCGGACTAATAAGCTGAACATAATCGGAATCAGTGCTAATAATATA